TTTCCTGTTTGCGCGCCAAGCATATAGTAACCTCCAGCGTAGTTGGCAAACCCACACAATTCATCGTAACACGATATGTTTAGCAATACCTTCTCTTGCGAAGATTGTGAGCCCTAACACAAAGACATCGGGCACACAGTAGAAAGCGCGATCCGTCAGTCGTAAATACTCGGGATGCACGAACTCCCATCTCTCGAAGCGATAAGGAAGCTAGTTGTTCATTTTGTTTTTTCAGTTTTTTCATTCAAGTGATCTGCCACGTTGCGGCCGCGCTGTACCTAGGCCTCATCGGTTTGTTGCGGCATAGCGCTGGACGATATGTGTTGATGGAAAAGCGACGGGCTGAAAGATAATTGTCGTATCCACGCTCCTGGAGCAAACTGACAAGCAAGACTGTCTATATTCCAAGCATTCTCAACTTTAGCCATAATTCCATAGATTTTCTGCGTCGCTTTTTGTCGCTTTTCAGCTACGATTGAGATCGTTTACGGCGTTTAATCCGGCACCTAGAAATTAACGAAAACATGCAACCAGAGCACCCCACGATGAAGCCCGAGAACAATCCTCAGTCGTTAATTGAAATTAACAGATTGAACGCCCAGTTCTGGGCTAGACAAACTAGGTTGACTGCACGGCGCATTGCTGACCCTATGTCCTTCGACATAGCAAAGCGAGACATGGATTCCGAAGCCATTCGCGTAACCCTCAGAGAAAGAAAATCGTTGGACCAAGCCTTAGCCGATGCTGAAAAAATCGTTAGCGCAGTGCGTAAAACTGTAGTTGCTACCGAAAGGGACCGCGGGAAGAGCGTCTGCCGTAGCGGGGGGCTAGCGCGTAAGTCCGATCGGCTTCAGCTATTGATTGAACAACTCGTCCGAGAAGCACCAGAAATGACTCAACGAGAACTTTTGCATCAACTAAAGCGAAAGATAAGCCTGGGAACGATCGTGGCTATCGAGGAGCATTGGGTCCAATTTCGCGTCTCAAAGAACAAATTAAAATCCGCTCCCATTTCCGGTCTGAAAGATCGTCTGCATAGAGCCAAACGCAAAAATAGATTCGCGCTAGCCACTTTGCGCGAATAAAAGGGTTTGGAGCACCTCCCAATCGCGAGCCGTTTCGTTTATGGTTGCGATCTGGAGGTGTATGAATTTGCAAAGCAAAACTGCATTCGATTTGACTGTAGTCTATCAGACTACCGACAAACTCTCCGCTCACCCCAGCAATGCAAGAACACATTCGCGACACCAGATCAACCAGCTCGCGAAGAGCATTGAGAAATTCGGTTTCGCCAATCCGATCCTGGTCGACCACAAGAATACAATCATTGCCGGTCATGGTCGCGTTCTTGCGGCTAAAACGCTAGGGATGGACCGGGTGCCTACAATTCGCCTGGAAAACCTGTCCGAAAATGAAATTCGAGCCTACATCATCGCGGATAACAAACTCGCTGAACGGGCAGGGTGGGATAAAGAGATTCTCGCCATTGAATTACAGCATTTAATGACGGTAGACAACGATCTAGACATCACGATCACGGGTTTTGAAATTCCAGAGATTGACCTGATTCTAGGAAACGCCAGCCAAAAGCAAGATTCCGATGACAGCTTCGAGGTCGATGAAACAGTTCAGCCTATTTCTCAACCTGGCGATCTCTGGCAACTCGGCAGACATCGCCTTTTCTGCGGAAATTCTCTTGAGGCAGCCTCCTTCAAAGCTCTCGCGCTCCCACGTCGCGCAAGCGTGGTGTTTATTGATCCACCCTTCAACGTGCCGATTGATGGGCATGCGACCGGCAGTGGCTCGATTCACCACCGGGAGTTTGCAATGGCATCAGGCGAAATGAATGAAGCGGAATATACAGGCTTTCTCACCCGCGCTTTGAGTCTCGTCGCAAAGCACAGTACGAGTGGTTCCGTTCATTTTGTATGTGTAGATTGGAGGCATTTGCACGAACTCCTTACTGCTGGAAAGCAAGTTTATTCCAATCTTTTGAATCTCTGCGTTTGGGTCAAGGACAACGGAGGATTGGGCTCGTTTTATCGATCACGTCACGAACTGGTTTTTGTTTATAGAAACGGCAAAGATTCCCACCGCAATAACGTGCAATTGGGCAAATTCGGACGCAACCGGACAAATGTTTGGGAATATGCAGGGATAAATACGCTTTCTCGCCAAAGTGATGAAGGCAATCTATTCGCGCTTCACCCCACGATCAAGCCCATCGCCATGGTTGCCGATGCCCTGCTGGATTGTTCGGCACGTGGTGATATCGTGCTCGATTCGTTTCTTGGTTCGGGCACTACCTTAATCGCAGCCGAACGCGTGGGCCGAGTCTGTAACGGGATCGAGATCGATCCTCGTTACGTGGACGTAGCCATACGCAGGTGGCAGAAACACACCGGCGACCATGCCGTCCACGGAGTAACCGGCAAACGGTTTGATGAAATCGCGAATGTGGAGCTGAGCCATGGCCGATGACAAAGATTACACAATCGGATTTCAAAAACCACCTAAAAATACGCGCTTCAGGAAAGGCAAATCAGGCAATCCGAATGGAAGGCCGAAAGGCTCGCAAAATTTCACAACGATTCTGGACAGAGCCTGTAGAGAACGCATCCATGTCACGATAAACGGTAAAGCTCGCTACATCAGCAAATTTGAAGCGACGATGCTTCAGCTTATCAACAAAGCTGTGGCCGGCGAACTTCGCGCGATAAATACGCTCTTTACCTGGATTACGGGGCTATGGAATCTCGGCCAGTCCGCTATGCCAGCTCCCGTTCCAAAAGAAAGTGATTCGCTCGTGATGGCAAGTATCATTCACCGAATTCGGCAGTCGGAGCCTCTACCGTCCGCGGCTGACACTTCAATCCTCACATTAGGTTCTTCCATCCCAGAGGAGTCAGAATGAGCAGCCGGCTTTCGTTTAACGAATACGAATTCATTCTGAAAAAAGATTTGATGAGCTTTATCGAATATTCCTTCTATGAACTGAACCCGCAGACACGTTTTTCGACGAGCCCGCACATCGAAGTTTTAGCGTGCAAGCTCGAATCCTGTCGCCAAAGAAAAATCAAGCGGCTGATCATCAATTTGCCGCCACGGTCGCTAAAGTCGCATGCAGTCAGCGTTTCGTTTCCAGCATGGCTCCTGGGTCACGACTCTGCCTCACAAATCATTTGCGCGTCGTACGGTCAAGAATTATCGGATAAGCATGCCAGGGATTGCCGGACCCTCATGGCCAGCGCTTCCTATCAGAGGTTGTTTCCGAGAGCGAGACTTTCTTCAGAAAAACAATCAGTAAGTGAGTTCTTAACGACTTCGCAGGGCTTTCGAATGTCAACGTCCATTACTGGCGTTCTAACTGGCCGAGGCGCTGATTACATCATTCTCGACGATCCACTTAAACCCGACGATGCATTGTCAGAGACTCGACGGACGAGCGCCAATCAGTGTTTCGACAATACCCTCCTCAGCCGCCTAAACAACAAAGAAACGGGCGTCATCATCATCGTCATGCAGAGACTGCATCAAGACGACTTGGTCGGCCACGTGCTCGATCAGGGCGCTTGGGAAGTTTTATCGTTTCCGGCCATAGCGGAAGAAGATGAATCTCATTTGATCGAAGACGCTCTCGGCCAACGCTGCTTCCAACGCAAAACAGGGGAGGCTCTTCAACCCGATCGGGAATCCCTAGAAACGTTGAAAGCCATTCGTCAGTCCATCGGCGAATATAATTTTTCAAGTCAATACCAACAAAATCCTACACCCTTGGAAGGGACGATCGTAAAAACCGATTGGCTTCGGTATTTCGACGCTAACAGCCGCCCCTCACATTTTTCATGCATTTTTCAATCTTGGGATACCGCAAACAAGGCCGGTCAACTGAATGACTATAGTGTGGGGACCACTTGGGGCGCTTACAACGACCATTATTATCTGCTTGACGTCTTTCGCAGACGCTTAAATTATCCAGAACTGAAACGGGCCGTAATTGATCAAGCTCGCCTGTTCAATGCTAATTCGATTTTGATCGAAGATAAAGCCTCTGGTACCCAACTCATTCAAGAGTTAGCCAAAGAATTTTTGTTCGGTATAAAACCATATGAAGCTCCTCCCGGGGTGGACAAAATCTTACGGCTTCACGCACAAACGGCGCTTTTCGAAAGCGGGCGTGTTCTGCTGCCGGTTACAGCGCCTTGGCTCGAAGAATATGTGCGCGAGTTAACGAGCTTCCCTGGCGGCAAATACGATGATCAGGTGGACTCCACGACTCAGGCTCTCGATTACATGAAGAAAAATAGTGGACTTGGAGTTTGGGAGAGACTCTAAATGCTGTCTCAATTTCGTTGAAAAAGAACGGCGCTTCCCGCAGATCTTTACGAAATAGTTTCGAGTAGTTTTGTAGGCTTAATCTTGAGCGCACGAGCGAGCGCCACAATATTGAGTAACGCAATATTTCGCTCGCCGCGCTCGACCCCACCGACATAGTTCCGATGGAGGTTTGCCAACTCCGCAAGCTTTTCTTGCGAAAGGCCACGTTCGCGTCGCAGCGCGCGGACCTGCTTCCCAAATATCGATCGAGGGTCAGTTGACACATACGCATAATTAAGAAATGACTACTATGAGTCTACACACTATGAGTGTGGTAACATGCATTTCGCTTGGTTAGATTTTATTGCACCTTAATCCGTGGGTGTCGGTTATGAACCGTCCTGCTGCCGTAATTTATGTCCTAGCAGTTGTCGTGCTCGGAATACTCATCCTCGTGCCGAAAGACAAAGAGAGTGACTCGAGCACCACTCCGAGTGTCCCTCTTAATTATTCAAAACCGGTCTTTACAACGTCTATCACCGTCGTTTGCCCAATGAGTCTCCTCGTTGACATCCGAGCCGATCATTCCCCAGAGAAGGTCGTCGATATGTTCAATTCCATTATGTCCAGAAGCGAAAAGGCTAAGTCACTCGGTTGTCAGGAGCTTCAAGAAGGTATCCTCGTTTCCGCAAGTCCGTTTGCCGATGAATTTGTAAGCGTTGGACTTCCCGGAGACGCGGGAGCCAAGTGGTTTACTTTGTCGGGCGAGCTAACCAACAAAGTTCCGGGTCAATCTGTGGCTGAAAGAAAAGACCTGGCTGAGCCACGCATTGCGAGAGCAACGGAGGAGTCTGCCGCGATTCCCACGACGTCTCCAAATTCGGCCGGTCATTTGTTGATGAATATGCCCTCTCGGGTGCCTATTCCGAAAGGGGACGGGGCGGCCGCTAACGCGGATGGCTCAGGCGCACTCATTTGCCCCGACGAAGAGAGCATGGCGGCGCTTTCAGATATTACTCTTGATACTTCTAGAAAACAGACTGCAGTCGACGAATCAGAGGAGTATAAAAAATTCGGATGCAGTTACGTGCCCCCCGGCACGCAGATGATTTCTCTAGGCGCGAATGAGCGTGGCTCTCTAGCCATAGTGAGTGCCAAACTGGCGGACGGCACCCTGATCCAAGGCGTTACCTTTCCCAATATGTTTATCAAAACTCTAGTGCTGCACGAGGAGCGTGCCGGAGAATAGACAGCTGAATTAAGGATTCCACAGCAATTGGCAACCGGGCAAGCGACCGCGTCGCAAGGTACCGAAGCTAAGGAACACGGGACAATTGAAAATCTGACGTTGGTCCCCCGCACTGGGAACAAACGCTGTTGGCTGGAGGCGAGAATATCGAACGAAGAGGCAGATGGAAGCGTTGCGCGATTGCGTTGGAATGCATCTTATTGAATTCTCCGAGAGTTAAAAGAACTCTTAATAGGTCAATACGGCAAGAAAACGACCCATTCGTTCGCTTGCTAAAGGCTGATCCTCGAAGTCAAGAGTTTACATAGAAATTTCAACTTGAACATTGTTCTGGTAATGATGTTGGATCAACTGAGGTAGGATTCATCGACTTTCGACCGCACGTTTCAATCCGAGTTGCGCTGCGATGTACTGAATTGTGTCAAATGTAGTCTCCGGCGCACGAAATCAATTATTCAAGGCAATTCCCACTAAAAGCGCCAGACCCGCAACCACTATTCCGCTATTCAACTGGCTGCTGATCGGTCTATCAGTGAGAGCCCACATCACGCCCTGTTCGCAGTTCAGCGAAAGCAAATCCCAGCGCATGCCGAGCAAAAGTTCCATGCGAGCCAATGCGTGTCTCCCTTGATCCGGGGTCTGTGGAACCCAGGCAAGAGAAGAAGGCTGACCGCGATCGAACTCAGACCTTGGCGTTATTCGAAAAATGTCATTTTTCATGCCATGAATCATTCTCGGCTGACCGGTAATCGGATCAGGCCAATAGCACATTCCCCAGTGCTCGATCACGGGGATCGTACTTCGCACCCTCAACACGGAACCCGGCTTTGGCAACCCAGCATCGAGATACATGTACATGATCCTGTCCTCCAATTTTGATTGAAGTGGAAAACTTTTTGGAAATATAAGAAATCACGCCGCTTCCGGCAGACTGCGAAGGAATACATACCTAGCAGTGATTTGCTGCCCGATCGAGGTATTCACCGCCAGTGTTCCAGCATTCTGTTTCGGATCAAATTTTGTCGTCACGTCAAATGCCCACTCATAGGGGTTCGTCACACCAAAGATTGACTGGACGTTTGGTGGGAACGTGACTTTAATCTTTACTTCTGCCATCCCTGAAATTTCATCAAAGATATATTCGCCATCGAAACGAACGCCCGCTTCATCCGTCCCGTAAACTCGCCCGTTTTCAAAGATGAGTAAACCCATGCCGGCGCCGCGTTGGCTCTGAAATGTGATTCCGAACATTCCATCCCTCATATTCGTTCCTTCCTGTTTCAATCGATTTAACTCCATCTGCCGAAGATTCGGAGGGAGTAGCTCAAATATGCGCAAGTACCCCTCCACCGGTCCTGGAATCGCCCGCTCGTTTGCAATCCAAAGGGCTATAGCTCTCGGGGTGACACCAAGTAAACGAGCAAAATCTGCCTGGGTGAGCCCGAGATTCGCGAGAATCGCCTTCAGGTTATTGCTTGTCATCGAACAATATTCCATTAGACATGGAACAATGTCAACCATAAAACATAGAACATTGCGATTTGAGGGCGGAAATTTGTTGGATGTCTGCGCCCGGCTCCTCTATTAGCGATCCACGGCAAGTTGACACAGCGAACTTTTCGAGCTTGACAATGTCCGCGGCATACCCACCTTACGCGAAACAAGTGAAGACCAATCCAAAGACAGGTGTGAATATTGTGCGGCGGTCGGTCCGGAATTGGCACGAGTCGCTGTGCCGACAATTGTTCCGGTGGAGCTTGCCTTTCGTATTCTTTAGACTCTTGTGTATTGTTCACCCTATTATTTGACGCACCAATTGCGCTGCCACACCTGCTCCTATTCGCTCCTGAAGCGTCACGATTTACTGATTCCCTTCGCTTGACTCTTAGCTTAGGCAGAGCGTCAATGTGCTCGTGGCCAGGAGGTGCACAAATGGACTCAGATATCCCCCCGCAAATCACTCAGTTGCGGTCGCTTTCGCGGCAACAGCTGCTCGAACTCTGGCAGAAACTTTATCAAAAATCAGCCCCAGAAGGAGTCCGACGAGAGATCTTGATTCCCTTCCTCGCATACCGAATTCAGGAGAATGCATATGGTGGACTCAAGCCCTCAACTCGATCAGAACTTCGGAGGATCGCGCGAGAGCTTGAAAGGTCTAAAGATTCATCGAAACTTAGGGTTAGGCAGAGCGCGAAGACTGGAACTCGTATCTATCGCGAGTGGCGTGGCGAGACTCACGAAGTGATCGTAACGAAAACAGGTTACGAATATCGTGGAGTTGCCTGCCGTAGCCTCTCCCAAATCGCACGCAAGATCACGGGGGTTCAATGGTCCGGTCCGGCATTCTTCAGGCTAAATCGCGCCCACACGGCACGGGAGCATTAGGTTGACCAGTAAGATAGTCCGGTGCGCCATTTACACCCGCAAGTCCTCTGAAGAGGGACTTGAGCAAGCCTTCAATTCGCTGGAAGCGCAGCGCGAAGCTTGTTGCGCCTATATTCTCAGCCAGAAACACGAGGGTTGGACCGCCCTCACTAGGCAATACGACGATGGAGGGTTTTCAGGCGGAACAATGGATCGTCCTGCCTTGAAACACCTTCTGGATGACATTCAGGCGGGCAAAGTCGATACGGTTGTCGTGTATAAGGTTGATCGCCTCACGCGTGCACTCAACGACTTCTCCAAGATCATCGAAGTGTTCGACTCGCACAGTGTCAGCTTTGTTTCGGTTACTCAACAATTTAATACAACTACGTCAATGGGACGCCTCACATTGAATGTCTTGCTTTCCTTTGCGCAGTTTGAGCGCGAAGTTACCGGCGAAAGAATTCGCGATAAAGTTGCGGCTTCTAAGAAAAAAGGAATGTGGATGGGCGGGTCTATACCTCGGGGTTATGACTGGGTGGAGCGTAAGTTGATCGTGAATCGAAGCGAAGCTGGTACAGTCCTTGAAATCTTCCAGCAATATTTACGTCTTGGCAGCGTCATGAAGCTCAAAGACTATTTGGATCGGGAAGGGATTCAAACTGGAGCTCGCACCAGCAAAACTGGAAGGCAATCCGGGGGCCAGAACTACTCTCGGGGCGCGCTCTACCATCTACTCAGCAATCGCATCTACGTGGGTGAAATCGTCCATAAGGGAAAGTGCTATAAGGGAGAGCACGAGGCCATCATTCCCAAAGATCTATGGAACCGAGTTGCAGATCGGCTCAAAGCCAATAATCGGGCCCATCGAGGGAATAAAATACGTTCGACTTCGAGTTTGCTCCGCGGATTGCTCTTCGACGCGAGAGGCGTTCGCCTCACGCCAACCCATGCGGTCAAGAACGGGAAGCGGCACCGTTACTACACATCCCAGGCTTCCATCCAGAAAAAAGGAGAGAAACCCGATATCACGCGTTTCCCTGCTCAAGGGTTAGAAGAGTTAGTAACTTCCCAATTTCATTTACTTCTTCAATCCTATGATAAATGCACAGTGGCTTTAGAAGGCAGCCCCGAAAAAGACATAGCGGTCGATCAAGCTAGAAAGCTGGTAAAACAATGGCCAGAGCTCGAAATTTCACAGCGGCATGAATTTATCAGAAACGCCCTAAGGCGCGCCGTCGTCGGTGATTCTAAGATCTGGATGGCGTTCGATCCGATAATCATGGCCGAGGTCCTAGTGGGTCACAAACTGAATTCCGCAAATGCCTCGGGCAAGCAACAACACGACCTGATTAAGATCACAGCCGAGTTTAAACCGTTTCGCCGAGGACGGGAGCTGTGTTTAGTAGGACCGAAGAATTCCTTAACAGAAAGAGTTCCGAATCCCTCGTTAGTAAAGGCCGTCGCGATTGCACGTGACTGGTACGAAAAGATTATTGCCGGTGAGATGGGCAGTATTTCCAAATTAGCAGCTGTAACAGGAGTGGGCTCTACATATGCAAAGCGCATATTACGGTACGCAACCCTGTCGCCCGAGATCGTAGATTCTATATTGACAGCAAATCACAATCCCGATCTATCGCTACAAAGACTTCCCAGGACCATTCCACTTGAGTGGCGACGGCAACTGACCTTGATATGTCCCGGCTTGCATATTACGGAGCTGAACACTACTTCATGACGATACGCATCGTGTCTAAGGGCGCTCGGCTTTCTCAATTGTAACGTTGCTAAGTTATTCAGCTCCCTGACAGACAACCGCGAAAACTTCGAATTACGTGATCGTCAATCTCCTAGTCCTATCCCGCAGATGGTTGTTTCCGTTGTTCTAACGAATTGTGAACACGATAATGTATTTTATCGCGCTTAAAAACAGTCGAGATTTAGAGTGCTTTGGACACATCCGAGCGAACTGTGATCTTATTGCAACACCGGGATCGCTTAGATCTTCGGCCGGTTCCACACTACACATCAAGAGATGTAAGATCATCCTGGAGCCAGCCACCGTGTTTAGACCAGGAGACACAAAAGACTTCGAGCGTATGCTCGACGACATACTTGACCGCGCGAAAACAGCCTCCGCGACTACGTCCGCTCAAGTGCAAGCCGAATCTGCGGCCCGTGGCTCGCTATTGTCCTCTGGAACGGTAATTGTGCTGGAGCAACGGCTCACACCGATCCACGAATCTGCCCTCGCTGATGCTATGCGGCTCATTGTTCAGTTCTCGGAACGCGCGGGTATTTCTGTCTCTGAACTGGCTGATATCGCAAAACCCAAGCTAGCTGCCTTCACGGCAGAAATCACCCTAGGATTGGCGACGACAGCGAATCGCATAGGTCTTACGCAACTTCTTACTCAGGCCAGTGCTCGCTTTCAGCGAAGAGTCGAAAACTCTTTAGCTGATGTACACATCGGCTTCATTCAAGGTAGGAGTGCAATTGTGACAGAAAATTCGACCAACCAAAGTAAGGCGCTGCGTATGCTTCAGGCGCTGTATGACGCGACGCGTGCAAAAACCGAGCCGGTATTTGTCGAGGAACTCAACACAGGGTTGGCCGTTGAAGATGCCAAGGCGGCCTGGCGCTATCTCAAAGACCGAGGCCTTATCGACACTTTCAATATTCCGTACACCGCGAGGATAAACGGTGCGGGTGTTGATGCTATCGAGGGAGCGAAGGACCATCCCGACCAGCCTAGCGCGGACTTCCCGTCAGTGAGCTACAACATTGTCTACAACACGATGAATATCGGAACCATGAGCAATTCCCCAATACAGCAGGGTGGCATTCAATCGACCCATACCCAGAACGTCATCTATAGTGCGCAAGACATATCAGATCTTACGAAGCTTGTTGCCGAATTGACCTCTCATCTCGGCGAACTAGGGCTCGATGACGCGGGAAAACGAAAGGCTGAAGCGCAGATCGCGATGATTAATGCGCAACTGCTGCATGAACCCGATCCGGTAATCATCAATCAAGCGGGACGGACCCTGCGCAACATCGTGGAAGGAGCCGCCGGGAGTCTGCTTGCAACTGCCGTACAGCCAACCGTATGGGGCTGGGTTCACGAAGCCATGCGCAGACTTTTCGGCTAGTCGCAACCATGACAATGAACAAATCAAACGCAAGGATCCGAGGGGATTTCTTTATAGCCGGGAGGAAAAGGTTAAGCCACTGGCGAACCTTTGAGGCTACTCTGATACCCGGAGGAAACGCGGCCCTGTGGAAGAAGGCATTCAAAGCCTACTTCCAAGCCCGCCTTTCTTACCGCTACCTCAAGCCGATCACAACCTTAAAATGCAG